TGGGCGCCACCACATCAGCACCTGCGGGAGCGGTAAGCGGGTAATCTGACACACCGTCCTGCAGGGCCACGGGGTCCAGCGTGGCGGTCCAGCACAAGGTCTCGACGCAGAACTCCCGCGCCGCCAGCGCAATAGCCTGCAAGGCCGTCGGATCGGGGCACCGCGCCACCTCCGGCAGCACGTAGGGGAGGAACTCGTCGAGCGTCATGCTGAAGACCGCCTATCAGATGGGCTGGCTGGAGAAGGCGAAGCGCTGGCGCGTCTCTTCCGTGACCTGGCCATTGGAGCCGTTCTTGTAGATCGTCACCTTGGCGTCGCGCAGCACCTGCACCACCTCAGCCGGAACCTTGCTGGGCTTGTCTCGCGGAATCTGGTAGGCGTAGCCGTTGTGCGACACAAACACCGCGTCGGAGCCGCCATCGCCCTCGGTCGAGTGGAGCGTCACCATCTCGAACTTGCCAGACATGGCGTCGTCATGGTTGTCGCCCTTGACTTCGACGATGTCGGAGGCCGCAGGCGCGGCTGCGGATTCCTGGCTGGCGTCATCCAGGCCGGTGATTTGGGATTGCGGTTTCTTGGTCATGTTGGGTTACCTCTTGAATCTGGAATGAAAAAAGCCCCTGGCCTGGCGGCAAGGGGCTCTGGTGGATCAGTCGACTTTTATGGAGCGACCGGCGGAACCATGGACAGGTCGCTGTAGGTCACCGTCACGTTCGCGGCATCCAGGGCGGTGGCGCCAGGATTGAACGTGGTGGCTGCGGCCGTCACGACCTTGATCAGGCCGAAGGCGGTGCACCCGGCGGGTTCGGCCGGAATTGCGCCGGTGCCGGTGTTGATACGAGAGATGTCTCCTGGGAACGCCAGCGCCTGACCCGCATACGAGCCCTGCGACACCTTGATGCCGCCAGCGGAGTCAAGTGACAGCAGGTAGTACACCGTGGTGCTGGCCGGCTGCACATAGGCCGCCACACCATTGGCCACGAGGTTGCCGAAGCAGTCATGGGTCACGGCGATGGACTGCGCCGCCAGGGCCGCCTTGCTCAGCGCAATGCCATCGACCGTGTAGGTGATGGCATTGGTGGTCTTCACGGTCGCCGCCAATGCTGCGTTGATCGCCAGCACGGCCTTGCCGAATGCCATGCTGCCGAGAGCCTTGCGGATATCGGCGTTCATGATGGTGGAGAGTGCGGACATGAGGTCCCTTTCTTATGGTGAGTGGAAATGGAAAGACCGGGGACAGAGAGCCCCGGCCTTCTATTTGTCAGCCTGCTTAAGCGGTGGCGGCAACCTCAGCACGCACCATGAAGGCGTCGTTCAGGATCACGGCCGTCTGCATGGCCTTCCAGCTCACCGAGCCGCGCTGCGCCAGCGGGTCGCTGTCGCTGGGCTTCGGATTCACCACCATCGGTGTCAGCGCGTACTGACCCTTCAGGGCGATGATTCCGTAGGCATCGCGGCCCAGGTAGAGGACCGGGTACACGTCGGCATTGACGCCCGTGGTGGACAGCATGGTCCCTTTGGCGCCACCCGCATCGGCCCAGGGCTCGAAGATGGTGGAGCTGACGTAGCGCACGTCGTCGACCTTGCCGATCTCGTTCTCCCACGGAGAGATCGAGCCGTACTTCTCGGCCGGGGTGAAGCCGGTCATCAGACGCACATCACCCTCCAGATCCGGGTGGATCAATCCGACGAAGCCCGGCGCCACGTTCTCGGTGCCGAAGGCGGCGTTCGAGCGCACGATGCTGGAGATCTGTCGCGCGTTCTGGCGCTTGAGGGCGCGAACCGCCTTGCGCTGCAGGGCCGTGGTCAGCACCGTGTTGACGGCGTTGCGGGTGGCGCCGTTGGCGTACAGCACATTGGTGCCCGCCTTCAGAATGCCAAAGCGCATCTTCTCGATCATCTGCGAGGCCTGCTCGCCCAGCAGATTGATGGCCTCGTTCAGCGTGTTGTCCTCGTGGGTATCGAGAATCACATCGCTGATCTGCACCAGGCCGCCGTACTGGGTCAGCGTGGCGGTCACGTCGGTCACCGACAGCGCCTGGCTGGCCGGCGTCACGCCTTCGGTCAGCGCCGCTGGCGTGGTGGACAGGGCGTTGTAGCGGCGGAACTTCTCCACCTTGGTGGAGTTGCCAGGCAGACTCTTGGCCTGACCAAACTTCTCCAGCACCAGGTAAGGTAGGCCGCGCTTGAGCAGTTCTTTTTCTGCGTAGGCTGCGGTACGGGGCGAAATATCGCCATAAGCAACAGTTGCCATTTGTTTTCCTTTCGATGAAATGGCTTTCCAGGGGCGCGCAGTGGCGCCCGATCAAAAGGAGCGTGTGGACTCGTTGGCCGTATGCAGACCAGCCACCGCATGTCGGGGAGCCCATAGGCTTGTCCCGGCGGCGCCGTATGCGCGACTGATGTCGTGCTCCAGGGGGGGTGCCCGGCGATAACGCGCACCGGGCGACGCGGCGAGGTAACCACCCCACGCATCCGGGCCGAAGCGGCCCAGAAACAGAAAAGCCCGCACGTGGCGGGCTTGTTGAATTGGCTGGGGTTTCTCACCCCATCGGCACGTTTTCAGCCATGCGCTCGGCCGCCCAGGGAGTGACCCCGGACTCCAGACCCCGCAAGGTCTTAGAACTTGTCCCAGGCCTCCTCGTAACCCTCGGCGCGGCCAGGCTCCTCCGGCAGGCGCAGGCCGCCGGAGCGCACACCCTCTGCAGCGTCAGCACCCTCCGGCACCTCGCTTGCGGCAGGGTCTTCGCCAGCCGCCTCCTTGGCTTGCTCAGCCTTGAAGGCGTTCAGCAACTTGACGATGGCGCGCGAGCTTCCGTTGTCGATGGTGCGGATGGCAGCGGCGCGCGCCTCGGGCTCCATGGCCTCGATCCAGCCCCTGAAGGCCTCGCTGCCGGCCAGATCCTCGAAGTCCGGGTGCGCATCGGCGATGGACTCGAAGTGCTCCTGGTGCTTGTCGTCCACGATCTCGGCGATCAGGGCGTCGATGGTCTTGCCAACCTTGCCGACGCGCTCGTCAGCCGCGCGCCCGGCGATCTCGGTGGCCTTGGCCTCGATCAGCGTGGTCAGGATGTTGGCGAACTCGGGGCCGAAGTCTTCGGACAGCGTCTTGATGGCCCGGTCCGGCGTCATGGTGCCGGCCTCCACTTTCTCCACGGCCTCGGCCACAGCCTCGGCTGCCGGCTCTGCGCCCTCGCCGCCGGCCGCATTCTCTGCGCCCTGGTGGCCGGAGGTCTCGCGCTCAGCCAGCGCGCGCTCGCGGGCAGCCAACTCCTCCTCACGCTTCTTCAACCGCCCCTCCCAGCTCTTGGCGCGCTGCACATCCTTCGGGTCGGTCGGCTCATCCTCGGCGGCCACATCGGTGCCATCGGTCGCGGCCGGCTCGATCACCACGGCAACCGCCGGCGGCTCGCCCTGGGCGCCGGCGTCACCCTCGGCCGCCTCGATGGCGGCAGCGGGCTCGGCAGCGGCCGGCTCGGAGGCGGGCTGCTCATCGGCCGGCTTCTCGGGCTCGGTCAGACCAAACGCCTCGTCCTCGGTCATCTCGCGCTTGGTAGCGGACTCCTGGTTGAATGCATTGGCGAACTCCTGCTCCTGCAGGGTTTTCTCTTCGGGTGTCATGGCCATGGTCGTTCCTTTCGTCAGGCCTTAAAAGCCTGTTGCCAGGCTCAACTGTCCCGGCGCCTTGCCGGGGGTCAAGAGATCAAATTCTGGGCAGCTCCAGCCCCACGTTCTCGAACACCTCGCGCAGGGCGATTACCTGCCGGATCTTGGTTTGCAACTGCACCAGGTTGTCGGCGCCCACGGATCGCAAATCCAGCATGTAGCCATCCTCCAGGGCGCGCAGCATCTGCACCGCCGCCATGGAAACATCGCCGCCCGCATAAGCGCGCATCACCTCGGATGCGTCAGCCAGGCGCTCGTCGATTGGGCCGCGCTCATCAGGTCTGTCCTTGGGATCACTCATACAGCCGCCGTCTCAATGCCAGCGCCCTGGCCCACGTGGCCGGACTCCGGGTTCACCTCCTCATCCAGCTCATCCGACGTCTGTCGTGGCGCGCCGGAAACCGGGCTCATGGTTGTTGCCGGCGGCATGCCACGCAACTGCACCGGCGGGCGCATCACGCCGCCAATGGGCTGAGCCGGCGTCACGTCCACGAAGCCGGCGCTCTTGAGTAGTTCATCGCCAGCAGGTGCGATCTGCGGATTGGTCGCCGCCACGCCACCGGCCTGCAGGGCGGCATAGATCGCCTCCACGCGCTGATTCATGGCCTGGGCCTGGGACAGCATCGTCTGGGCCTGTAGGCGCTGGTTCTCGGCCATGGTCTTCTCGACCTGGTTCTGCAGTAGCTGCATCTGCAAGGCCTGCATCTTCTCCTGCATCTGCTGCATCATCTTGACCTGCGGGTTGTTCTGCTCCTGCCGGACCTCGTCCTCGGTCTTCACCACGTCCGACAGCTCGTTGGCCTCGGCGCGCTGGCGCAGCAGCTTGTCTCGTTTGATGTAGGGCGCGTCCATCGGGTTGGCCGTCATGGCGGCGAAGTTGTCCAACTGACGGGCACGCACCTCGCGCGCCACCAGGCTGGCCACGCCACGGGCCTTGACATCGAAGTCGCCCTTGATCTTCGGGTCCGGGTTGAACTGCATGTTCCAGCGGTACATGCCACGAATGAAGCTCACCGTCACGCCCTCATCCCAGTTCGAGATCAAGTCCTTGATCATGATGTTGGCCGCACCCATCAGCATCGACATGCCCGAGGCAGTGCCTGCGGCGCCAGAGCTGACGTTCTCCCCCGTCATGTAGCGCGGGATGGCGCTGGTCTCGTCGGCGTTGTTCTCGAAGCGGTCGGCCAGGTTGTTCAACTCCGGCAGGTGGCTGGGCACATCGATCACGCGCACCGCGTTCTCGTTGGGCGCCTCTCGGTTGCGCTGCCACACCTTCCAGGGGAACATCTCGGTGATCTTCTCCAGCTTGGAAAGCAAGCCGGTTTTCACCTCGAACTGTGGCCCTGCCGCCAGGGCGCCGTTGTCCAGCATCATCCGGGTCGCCGCATTCAGCATCGTCTGGTCATCGCGCATCACCGCCGCCAGACCCTCACCGAAGATCGAGGTCTCGTCCTTGTCGAAGTAGTACAGATGGTAGGGCCAGGTCACGCCATTGATAGGCTGCAACACCGCCTTGATGACCGTGCCATTTGGCAGCAGCCACACGTTGCTGAAGAAGCTCTCATGCGCTCGGCTTTCCGGCACGTCGACGCCAGCATCTCGCAAGTCAGAGCCAGACAGCCACCCCCAGCGCTCCAGCACCTCGTACTTGCCATCCATCTTGCCCTGCTGGGTGTCGCGGTCGCCAATCAGCATCAACTGGTTGTCGATGAATCTGACCTCGATGCGGCCTTGCGGGTTGGATTTCAGGTAGTCCTTGATTACGCCGCCAGAGAACGACTTGCGCGTGGCCAACTCAGCCAGGTCGGCGCCCGTCATCAGGTGGCGCTCGTAGACATAGCGGCAGCGCTCCAGGCTGTCGGCCGACATGTCAGGGTAGAAGCGCCAGATCGGAACGTAATCCAG